CGATCCATCGCACCAGAGACAGCCAGCTTCGAAATGAACTGGTTGGCGCTAGAGTTGGGGAACTGCCCGTAGACTTCGACCCTGGCCTCGTCCGAATCCTCGCCATGGGTTGCAATGATCGACTGCCACACATCGGGCGCGATATCCACCGTGCGGGCGTCGATCTGCAGTGGGCGCCATAAGTCCCTGTTCTTGTTGAAGCACTCAAAAAATGCGCCCTTGTTACGGCGGGGATTCGAGAATGCCAGCCAGTACCTGTCCACGATCTGCTCAGTAAACACACCCTGCGCCACGGTCCAGATCGGCCCGGGTATTCCGGAAGCTTCATCAAACAGGTACATCTCCCCGTAGACGTTGTGCGCCCCGGCAAACGCATCCGGGTTCTCTTCACTCCACAGTTGCGCGGCAATGTACCAGTACTTCGGGTCGATCTTTAGATCTCTCGAGACGGCAGTCCGGACCCATTCCGCCGGCTCGATCTTGGTGGCCGCCACGTCGAACCAGTGGGAGTTGATTGACAACGTCACCCACTTTGAAATCTCGGGGAATGTCTTGGTCTTGAGCTGGGGCTCGCCGTTGGCCGTAACCCAGACCGATGATCCGATGCGCGTCGTTGTGAGCCAGTGCGCCAGCCAGGCAAACAGCGCCGACTTGCCAATGCCGCGGCCGGATGCGATCGCCTTCTTGAACATCTCCGGAACTTTTTCAAAGATCTGCTGGTGAGTCTTCGCTTTCTGGATATACGCGGAGATCTCTTTGAGAAGTTCATCCTGCCAGTTGCGGATGGTCAGGTGCTCGAGCGGCGTGCCGGGTTTGCCCCAGGGATAAGCGAACCTGACAAAATCGTTGAGATTGTTCGCCAGCCTGGGATCCCAGAGTTCGGTCATCAACTGCTGTTCGCCGCGGATGTCGTAGATGGGTTGAGACGCAGGCATCGCGAAAATTGTAACGTGTTGTGGAAAAAATAAAAAGGCGCATCCGGTTAGATGCGCCAAGGAGATTAGGCGAGGAGATTAGAAAGATTGTAGCACGGGAGTCTCCTTACCAGTGCTTCACCCGGATCTTACGTCCTCCGGGGCGGGGGCGCTTGTGACTACGCACCGCCTTTGCGTTCTTCATCTGGGCCTTGGCTCGTCGCCGATGCTGGCGTTTAATATTTTTCTTCACACCCACCGGAAAGCCTCAATCCCAGGAAATACCGAAGGCCCAGAGAAACATGCGGTCGTAGGGGCTGAGAGTGATGAGCCTTTCATCGATTATGGGGTACTCTTCCCACATGATGCGGGAATCGTAACACATTTTGCTTTCAAAAATATTTTAAAAATTTTCAAAAATAAAAATCGCGTCAGCGTAGGGACCGCAAAACTGGCTGTTTGCCACAAAATCCGGACCCTACCGGCACCGGCGCCCCGGTCTTTGCGCCAGGGCGCCGGCACAAATTGCGGAACATGCCCGGCCTGCGAATCTGCAGGGCTCGAGAGCTGCGACTAGCTAGCTAAATATGTCGATATCTGATTCGTTATGAGTGGATTGAGGCACATCAAGTTGTTTGATATCAATCACTTCTACATCTAAGATATTCTGCTGGTCGCTTATTGGTCGCAAACGTCCGCGCGCATCCGCCAAAATAGCCCGAATATCGAGCGATTGCGTCACGTTCAGATCAATGCGATCACCAAATTTTTTGGGTGCTGTCTTGCTTGTAACCCATTGACGGGCTTGTATTTGGTTGCGAGCCCTGTTCGGATCCTTGCTTTCGTCATCTGCAATATCAATAGTCTCATCCGCCAGCACATCAGCTCTTGCTTCCATAACTCGAGCGTAACGTCCTGACAGTTCATTGCCACCTGTTGTGACCCGATATAGGAAAGTGCTCGAACTAACGCCGAATTTTGCGCACGCCTTCCTTATTGTGATGCCTTGAAGTAGCTCGTCCAATATCTCGTTTATCAAACCATCCGAAACACTCACAGCCATGGCGAAAATTATCTCACGTTGTGGAAATCTCTGTGCAAATCTTTTTACCCTTATTCGTAATCCCCGCATAAACACTAGCGATTTAACGATTTTTATTTAAATGCTTGACATTTTCTGGCAGTTGTCCGATTCTAACTGTGTTGAGAAAATCACAACACAGGGAGATTAGGACAATGACACAGGAATTCTTAAACTTCGTCGACGAAACCACCAAATTCGGAAAGGTCTTTATCCCCGCAGAAAGACTTTTCGAAATGTTTGTTGAAAAGAAAGGGCTCAATCCGAATCACGCATACGGATTCAAGATTCGCCTCCAGAAGAAAGGAATTCTCTAGTCGAAACAGCGCGCAAGCGCTGTCTAGTGGGTTTCGCCTTCCACTACTGATGAGACGGGCGGAAAGGAAAAACAATGACTCTCGCAATAATGGGAATTTTCTTTATCGCAGTCGTAGGCCTTCACGCTCGCCAGGCCTGGAAGTAAACCAAAACGAATTCAGTTTCAGAGGAGATGACAATGAAAGACCTGATCAACATTGATGAGAAATACCCTGAGTGCACCAACATTGATACCGAAGCTTGGTTAACGGCCGTGCTCGGACCCGAAGTACTCACCGAAGAAACCGAATCCAAGATGGACGGCAAATGGCTTATGGAAGCCAAATACGTCATCCTGGAAGCCATCGAAAACGCCGAAGGCACAGATTATTCATGCACTAACGTGGATAACGTCTACAACAACGAAAACGACTTCAGCTCCGTTTTTCAGTGGCAGGTCTTTTACCCGAAGAGTGCAAGTGATTGGATGTATGCCGGCGATGTTTACGTTGCCATCGAAGTACACCGCGGTGGCGATGTACGCGGCAATTACGGCCGCGTCCGCCTCTACAAAGTAGATGACCTGGCGGATTCAAACTTTTTTGATTGGTGCCTTGGTTGGACCGTCAATTACGACGATAAAACCGAAGTACCTGAAAACGACCGTTTCAGCATCGGTTATGCCAGTCACCCGTTCCACGAGATGACAAAGCACCTGAAAGATGGGGACCGCAATATCGAATGGTCCGAAGAAAAGCGCTGCTTTGTCACCATCTACCAGGACGAAAAAACCGTCGAATTGCACCCCTATCTTTACGTTTAACTAACGCCTAACCTGGCGCGCGATCGCTGAGACGCGCGCCACATTCACCCGGAGACGAAAATGAAAAACCGAAATGCCCGCAGCCAGGAAGCTTTGAAAGCAATTCAAAAGCTTAACTTCAATGAATTGCTGTACCGCGGTTACTGGGTGAAAAGAAGTTCATTCTCAGGGGATATGTGGATTGAAAAAGACAACACTTTAATTCACAGGATCCCGAGCAATAAATCCTGGGATCACGCGCGGTCGATAATCGATCAGCTCTGCTAGCGTCCCACCACAACCAAGCAACCAGGAGAGAAAATGTCTGAGCCCAGAGGTGAGTTGATCAGGTTCGATCGAGTACCCGTCCACCATTACTTCATCTATCTTGGTTGGACTATGCAGAAAACAGGTAAGACGCGCGCTTATTGCGATGACTCGGACGAACGTTACACTTTCAACGTTTCCGACAAAGTCTTTTGGATATACTAGCCTTCCCACCATAACCAGGAGAGCCCGGCGCCGGTCGGGTTTTTTCTTTTGTTCTAGTGTTCTAGGTTCACTTTCCCTCGTAGAACAAAACACCTAAAATTTTCCCTTTTCTTTTCTTATACTTACCTATTGTTCTATATTGTTCTATATAAATATAAATATAAATTAATAGTAATACGTTCTGTATCCGTCCCGCTGGCTGTGCTCCCCCTCCACGTTTTCACAGCAACTGGAGAGCACTTTTTCCTAGTACCTAGTAGAACAAAAGTATTTTGTTGATTCAAATAAACTTACAATGTTCTAGGTGTTTTTCCAGCATCATAGTATAATTATCACAACACAGGGGTGTTTGCTGGCCCAAGCCACATAGAACACACCCTAGAACAAGTGTTCTACGCAGGAGGGAAAGTGTCCTACGCTATCAACTACCACCAACACATTCGCGACTATTGCAAGCAATACGGCATGGGGACTCCATCCGAAATTGCCGCGGCTCTCCCTAAACGCAAACGGCGGAAAACGTCCGTTCCCATGGTGGCCCAGGCTCTCGGGGTCATGCTCGAGCGGGGGCTCGTTAAAAGACTCTCGCGCGGAGTCTATTCCATGTCATTCGCTCGAGTCGGTAAAGCCGACTCCCTGGCGCATGGGGATGAGCTGCTCCGTGCTCTCATCGAAATGTTGAAGCCCCACCCGAACACTGGCGTGCATACCTCCGACATATACGCTGCATTGGTAGACAGGCAGCCAGGATGGACCCAGGCTCTAGTCGGCAAAAAGCTTCGCAGGCTCAAAGCAGCCGGCGTAGTGTTCAAGGTCCACATGCATTGGGTTATCCGACTTGAGTCTATGCGGATCCACATCCCTGATTTCGTTCGTAAGCCTCAAACCAAGTATGCCCGTGGCCTGGCCTTCGATACCGTTCCCGCCCACAACATCCTCAGAAAAGACGGCCGGCTGCTTGAGCGCGTTCCTATAGTTGCCCCCGCTCCGAAAACCAATTCCCAGATCGCCAGGCAACCTGAGTTCTCAATCCCAAACCCTGGCGATACTTTCTCAATCTTCGATTAACCGAAAATCGTCGCCTGACAAAAAATCCCCCAGGTTCAACTGGGGGATTTCTCTTTTCTCGTCAGATTTTTGGAATTACACCAAACTGGCGGCACGCGGGGGTGTTTCCTCGGCTGAGACCTGAAGGCCGCACCCTCGCGTTGGATTTGCCGAACTTAGTTTATCTCTGCTGCTTCGACCAGCAAATGGGCGCGGCACTCTTCAGCCTGGCGTGCTCTGTTGGTCCGGATCCCAACGGGTTGAGATTAAACCATCCTGCCTCATATCCCCTGGTGACGTGGCGAACATAAAACCTGTTGTCATCCACAGGCTGAACGATGCAGAGATTCCCCAGTGCCTCTGGCGATACTTCATCAGTTGGGCGATAGAACAACAGCCACCCATCCATAAAGAATCCCTCGGCCTGCACCCGAATGGCGCGGCAGTTCTGGCAGCCGGCAGGGGCTGCCACGTTCTGCGGCCCGTGCGGCCGTGTCATCCTTACCTCGAGCTTGTCTGTGGCTGTGCCTACGATCGGCACATCCCTTCCAGTATGGTTTGGGACGCTGGCGCCGGCGTGGCGCATCACATCCTCGAGCGTGGTCCCCAGGTGCTTGGCCAGATCTCCTGCTTCAACGGCAGAGAGTTTCCTCTTCCCGTTTACGATCAGGGACAAAGCGCTGGGCTCCATCCCCATCTTGAACGCTAGCTGCCGCTGGCTGGTCTTCCTGGCGGCAAACTGCGAGAGAAACCACGCTTTATTCATCGCGGTTTTCATGATGCACCCTCCGTATCGGATCTAAGATGTCCAATACTCGATTGTGAGTGTATAACGATTTTCGTTACATGTTTGAAATTTATTTTTACCACCATTCCCGTTTCGGTACAAACCTCCCTACCATCCGGTACCTTAGTTAGTAACTACCGTACCGCGTATTTTCAACATTCTTATGTGTTTTGTGGTAGCAATTGTGTTGTGATTATCGTAATATGTGGTGGAAAGGAAATTGAATGCCGATCGAACGTGGAAGCGGCAAGTACGGACGCCCGACCTATAACCAGGCAGCGAAGGTTATAGCCAAGTTCGGCGGCGAAAATCAACTGGCCCAGTTCCTGGGCTGCTCTCGCATCACAATCTATCGCTGGCAGTATGCCCGGCCCTACGGGACCGGCGGCATGGTTCCCAGCTCCGCAGTTGACAAGCTGCACGCGGTCGCCCGGCGCGAAGGCGTGCTCATCACATCGCAGGACTGGCTACCGGAGCGCATAGACTACGGCACGCCGAAATCAATTTAAAGGGGAGATTTATCGTGATCATTTTAGGTATTGACCCCGGTGTAGGTGGGGGATTGGCCTGGTTCGCATCTCGTTCTAAACAACTCGTCAACGTCTGCGACATGCCGACCGTAAAAGCCTCGCGCGGCAAGTCGGCGCTCGATGTGGACGGCAAGCAGCTCACGTACATGATCGGCTTGAGCAAGATTGATCTGGCCGTAGTCGAGATGGTTCAGTCTCGCCCGCGGCAGGGTGGGCAGTTCGCCTTCGGCGCAAACTACGGCCGCATCCTGGGGATCCTCGAATGCATGGGAGTACCCATGCTGAACGTTTCCGCCCAGAAGTGGAAGCAGCAGATGCACCTGCGCGGGCAGGACAAATCGAAGTCAGTCCTGCTGGCCACGGAACTCTTCCCAACCTTCGCGCGCCAGTTCCACGGCCCGCGCGGCGCCGGCCTCGATGGCAGGGCTGAAGCCGCGCTTCTGGCTTACTACGGAGCGATGCAGGTAGCGCACTTAAAGCTAGGGGCAGTCAACGGGGGTGTCGCATGAAGGACACATTCAAGCACACGCCGGGACCGTGGTGGACCGACGATCCAGTAGAGCCAGACTACATTTTCGCCAACGATGGCATGGTGGCAGAGATGCGTGGCTATGGACACAATGCGCCACGCGAAGCTAACGCCCGCCTCATCTCAGCAGCGCCGGAGATGTATGAAGGCGGCGATGAATTGAATGCGCTCGTGGTAAAAGCGCAGGAGTTTCTTGCTCGCGCCATCGTTCCCGACAGCGGCATAATCGACGTTGAGGTTGTAAACGAAATGCTGGGCATCTTCGACGGGCCGCAGCAGCGTCAAGCACAAGCCAAGTGGGCCGCAGCTGTCGCCAAAGTGGAAGGGCGCTGAGATGACTCTCTTCAAAACCCTCCTGTATCTGATCTGCCCTCCGTATCGCCGGAAGGTGGACCGTGATTGGGCCTGGTATAAATGCTGCCACGCATTGCGCTACCTGCTGCTCGAGAACGCACACGACACCCAGGCCAGCCTGGACGCAGCGGAAATCCTCTCGGCAAAAATGAAGGAACTCGCATGACCGACATTGAAACCTACATGGCGAAAGGCAACAAGGAAATTCGGCTGCGCATGGCTGAATGCTCAGTCCGGATCTCTCCGGAGTCTGCCCGTGTGCTGGCGCAGCAGCTCATCATGAACGCCGGCATCGCAGAACGGCGCCTGCTTAACGATCTCGAGGTCGAGAATGCCCAGCGACCCAATTAACCCCGATCACTATCGCTCTCACCCCAGTGGCATCGAGTGCATCCAGGTCACCGAGCACATGGGGTTCTGCCTCGGCAACGCAATCAAGTACATCTGGCGCGCGGGGCTCAAGCAGAACGCCGCAGTGGAAGACCTCAAGAAAGCGGTGTGGTACATTGAGCGCGAGATCAAGCGGGCAGAGCGGAAGGAGACAGTATGAACATCCTGATGAACGACCCTAATGGATCGTACGACGCAATGATGGGCCGCGCTCAACTTATCCGCACGCTGAAAGAGAAAGATGAGCAGTTGAGCGCAGCGGAAGCAGAGCGCGACAGACTGCGGGAAGCGTTGCGTACAATAGCGAACTTTGCTGTAGGCGAAGGTGACGTATGCGAAATCATCGCACGTAGAGCACGTGCCGCCCTCGACGCGGGGAAGGAGCAGCCGTGAGCATATATCAGTTTTCCTGCAAATGCGGTGCTCAACTCATGATAGTTGGAAAGCGCAGGCCAAACTGCCGGAATTGCGGAAAGCAGATGAGCTTGGCTGGAAAAGTAGGCGGTCCAGTTATGTATGCCCATATTGACAGCTTTAACAGGGCGAAAGGGAAGGAGCAGCCGTGAGCATTGAGAGCTATTTTGTATGGATCTTGTGTATTGTTTATTACCTCGGCATTGTGACAGGTTGGTATTCGCAGCATCCTTCAGCTGAATGGTATAACCCGGACGCGCTAATTCACAGCGTATTGTTTATTATCCTTCCTTTGAAGATTTCGCGTTGGTGGTTTGCCAAAAAGGAGCAGCTCCATGACTGAGCAGGAGAAGCTAGTGCGGGAGACGTGGGAAACAGTCTATGAATATCAAACTCTTAGCGGACAGGATCTTGTGGCTCATGGTCCGTATACTTCGTATACATGGGCAGCAGCCGCCGAGTATACCCGCGAACGCCTTGAGCAGATCAGGCTGGTGGAGGAAGAGATTCTGTGGTTAGGAGCAGCGTTCAATTCTGAATGGTCCTATTGGAAAGAGAAGCCATTAAGAGAGCGCATCCTCGCCGCTAGACAAGCTGCACTGGCCGAACTGAAACGAGGCATGAAATGACAGCAGAGCAGGAAGTAAAGCAGCCCATGACTGAGCAGTATAGAAAGGCGATTGGGAGAAAGAGGGGATATTGAATGCGCCTTACAGAACTTGATCCCCGTTGGATAGGGTTTGGTAGTTATCAGTCTGTCCCTGAGTTTCAGGGCAAGCGTTGGCATATAGGGATTAGCTTTAACTGTCCCCATTGCATAGATCAAAGGATTGCTGTCTTCTTCTCAAATGCCATTGATGATGGAGTAGCGTGGGCGTTTAGTTCTTGGGATATCCTAAAGGAAATTCAGAAACGCAATCTTTGGCAGAGAACAGGAGAAAGCTTCGAAGATTTGAGCTTGCTGCCCTCCATCGATGCCAGTGCGTGCGGACATTGGCATGGATACATCACGAATGGAGAGATTAAATGAGTCCAATCCTTCATTTCAAAGACAAAGAAGCATATCGCAAGAACATGGCGTATCGCCACATTTATGACATTCCCGACACCGCTTCTGAGACAAGCTGCACTGGCCGAACTCAAGAAAGGCATGAGAAAGGAGCAAGGCAATGGATGAGATACCAGAAGAACTGCGTGAACTGTACGACGCCGCAAAAGGAGTCGAGAACATAGGCTTACCGATTCCGTGGGCCGCAGACAGGGCGGTAGAACTCATTGAGTGCATCGCTACCCTACAGGCCCGTGTGAAGGAACTGGAGGAGCAGCGTGATACTTTTATGCGCGGTCTGGAAGCGGAAGAAAATGATTGTGCAGCTTTACACGATGATGTGGATAAACTTGAGCAGGAGAACGCCGCACTCAAGGACCAGCTCGAGATAAAGCAAGCAGAAGTAGATGTTCTTCGTGGAGTTGACTGTGAAGCGAATGGGGATGGTCCTTGCGGCATTTGCGTGAAATGCCTCCGCGCCCAGGTTGAGCGGCTGACGAGGCCGGTGAGCATGGACGAGCTAGGTGTCGGCGAGAAGATAGGCCAAGTCGGCATAAACGCCCTCATCGCAGCACGGGCAAAGGAACCAGATAAAGTTTAATGGAACTGACCACACTATTTCCGTACCAGGTCACAGGCGCCGGCTACCTGGCCCAAAATGATCAGGCTTTGCTTGCCGATGACATGGGACTGGGCAAGAGCGCGCAGGCGATTACGGCCGCGGATCAGGTCAACGCGCGCAACATCCTTGTGCTTTGCCCAGCGTCTTTGCGTATCAACTGGACTCGCGAATTCGGAAGGTTCTCGCCATTCGACCGGCCTATCGTGGCCATCATGACCGCAAAGGATCAAATCCCTGGCTCCGGTGTGGCCATCTGCAGTTATGATCTGCTGCGCGTCGATAAGATCCTCGCAGCGCTCAAGAAAACTCACTGGGATGTGCTGGTGCTCGATGAAGCCCACTATCTCAAAGAGCGTTCAGCGCAGCGCACCAAGGCAGTGTATGGATACGGCAAGCGTTCCCCCGGCCTGGTTGCGAATGCCTCCAGGGTGTGGCGCCTGACCGGCACGCCGGCCCCGAATGACGCCAGCGAACTCTACACCCATCTGAAGTCCGCGGGCGTGGTAGACGAGCCCTACTGGGATTTCACGTTCAGATTTTGTACCGGGTTCAACAGCGACTACGGGTTCCGGATCACTGGTCATAAGAACACCACGGAGCTAAAACAACTGCTTTCGCAGATCATGCTGCGAAGGAAAAAGGAAGAGGTAATGAAAGAGCTGCCCCCGATTGTGTTTCAGCAAGTGACGGTCGAGAAGTCCCCGGTCGAACTGGATCCGGAGTTTTACGAGCAGGTTCAGGCTGCCGGCAAGACGGACACTGAATTCCTGAGCGACATGAAATCGTCAGATGCCATGCTGCGCCAGGCACTGGACAACGTCTACAAGTCGAGCTGCGAAACCCCTGCCTCCGACAGCGCGCGGATCCTCGAGTCCATGGCCCCCAGCATGGTTACGCTTCGGCGCTACATCGGAATGATGAAGCTGCCGCAGGTCTGCGACATCCTGGCCGAGGAACTGGAAAGCGAGATGGTCGAGAAGATCGTCATCTTTGCCGTCCACAAATCTGTGATCGAGAATACACGGGAACGTTTGCGCAGGTTCGGCGCCGTAACCCTCTACGGAAACACCCCGCCGCTCAAACGCCAGGAGAATGTGGACAAGTTCATGACCGACCCACGCACCCGGGTGCTCATCGGCAATATTCAGGCAGCAGGTGTAGGCATCACGCTTACCAGCGCACACGAAGTGGCGTTCATGGAGGCAGACTGGGTTCCGGCCAACAACGCGCAGGCGTCCATGCGCTGCCACCGTATCGGGCAGACCAGGCCGGTGCGTGTGCGCTTCTTCACATGTGCCGACAGCGTGGACGAGCAGATCCAGCAGGCACTGTTACGAAAGACACGTGAGCTGACGAAAATTTTCTAATATTTTTTGTCGTAAGTATTGCGAAAATCACAACACAGCAGTAATATCACATCACGCAGGAAAGGATAGGAACGAACGAATGCTAATTCAGATCAACATTGACAGTCTTCAGGGAGAAGAGATCATCGCTATCAAGACGATGGTCGATGCCCTGGCGAGAGAGGTTGTTATCAAGGGAAAGCTTAAGACGCTGGACGCAGCCGAGCCGGTAGCGGTCGAAGCCGCGCGTCCCGGGCTGGCGGAGTACGCACCTGAGCGTGAAGTTAGCGTGGATCAGGCTGCGGAGATTGCGGCCAAGTGTGGAGCGAATGTCGAGCAGCCGGCAAAGCGCACACGTAAAAAGATCGAGCCGAAGCCTGCCGAGCCCGAAGCCAAGATCGAAGAGTCCGCAACACCCCCTGCCAACACGCCTGCAACACAACCCCTGCCTGCGGCCGAGCAGCCGGCTGCTCCAGTATCGATCGATGACCTGCGTTCCGCTCTGCAGACGTTTACGTCCGCAAAAGGAATGCCGGCAGGAATCGACCTGTTGAAGAAGCACGGCTGCTCGCGCATCTCGGAGTTGGCTGCCAAGGACAACACGGTAAAGCAGGCATTCCTGGCAGAAGCTGCGGCATGACCATCGATCAGATCCAACACTTTCCGCTGGGCCGGGCATACCTTTGCCCGGACTGCGGATGCGTAACAGATTTTTCCCAGTCATGTCCGTCTTGTACGAACGGTGTTTTGGTTCCGCTGGCGAGCGTGCTGAAGGAAGTTGATAGCGAGGGACCACGTGAACAGTCTTCCAGCTCACAGTAAGGTGGGCTTCTCATCCCGTAAACGTTGGGCGGCATGTCCCGGCAGCGTGAAACTGTCGGAGAACATCCCCAGCACATCGAGCAAGTATGCAGAAGAAGGCACGGCTGCGCACGCATTGCAGCAGTTCTGCCTGCTTCACGACAAGAATGCCGTCGATCTGGTCAGCAAAGATTTCACATATGAAGACCATGGCGAGACGAAGACCATCAAGGTTGAAGCCGAGATGGCCGGCCACATCCAGGGCGTGCTGAAAATTATCCGCCGGATGCTGAACGAAGACCCCTGCTCGGAGATCAGGGTGGAAGAAAAGTTCCATCTGCACCAGATCCATCAGGACTTGTTCGGTACTGGAGATGTTGTCATCTGGCTGCCGTCGAAGAATCGCCTGGTCTGCCGTGACCTCAAGTATGGCGCAGGCGTGGCCGTCGATATCGAAGACGAGCATGGCCAGGCGAATGCGCAGCTCGAGGGATACGCTCTTGGCGCCCTGCTCAAGTACATGAAGTGGAAGCCGACCGAAGTTGAGATCGTCATTGATCAGCCGCGGGCGTTTCACTCGAGCGGTGAAACGTCGAGATCGAAGATCCTGCCTGTCTCCTACTTCGTGGACATGGCTGCCGACATCGTTGATGAAGTCAAGCTGACGGAGGAAGCATCGGCGCAGTTCGGGCGTATGCTGCCGTTCCCGTGGGAAATCAGCTACCTCAAGCAAGGCGATCACTGCCGTTGGTGTCCCGCTGCTCCGCTCTGCCCGAAGCTGAAGAACAAGGCGCAGGAACTGGCGAAGAAAGTCTTCGCTCCTGAAGCCCCGTACAAGCCGCACGAACTGTCAGAGACTCTGGACTGGCTGCCAATTCTGGAAGCCTGGATCAAGAACGTGCGGGAGTTCGCCTACGCCGAAGCAGAGCAGGGTCGGACTCCACCCAGCTACAAGCTGGTCGAGAAGGAAGGCCGCGCGAAGTGGCGCGAAGGTATCGCTTTCGATCTCGCCGACAAGCTGGGGATCGACACGAATGAGCTGCTCGAGCCCGCGGCACTCCGCGGCATCACCGAGATCAAGAAGATGGCGCCCGGTAAGAACGACAAAGAACGGGCCGAATTCATCAAGGAGTTCACAATTCGTGAAAGCTCCGGTCATGCGCTGGTACACGAAAGCGACAAGCGCGCAGCAGTAAAACTGGACGCAGCTTCTGCGTTCGCCAACCAGTAGAGGACTAAGATGGCCGAAAATTTAATCACTCCTGAGTTCCGTGGCGCTTTCGTAAGCGTCTTCAAGGCAACCGCAATGAAGGGTCAGGCGGATGCGAAACCGAAGTTCTCCGTGCGCGCGGTCTTCCTGCCCGGCACGGATCTGTCTGCCCTCAAGAAAGCAGCGCAGGAAGCAGCCGCAGAGAAGTGGGGCTCGAACATGCCCAAGACTCTCCGCAATCCGTTCCGCAAGAACGAGGAACTGGACAACCAGGTGGCTGGCGTTCCGGATGACGCAATCGTCGCGACCTTCTCAGCCAACGAGGACCGTCGCCCGGGTATCGTGGACGCGAAGCTTCAGGACATCATCGATGAAGCCGAGTGCTACTCAGGCGCATACTACCGCGCCCAGGTCCGCGCCTTCGCCTACGAAACCGCCGGCAACAAGGGCGTGGCGTTCGGTCTTCAG